GAAACAGAAAGAAGAGCCCGCGACCGTCTACGAGTGCAGGTTCATGACCGTCAAGAAGAACGGGTTCTCGTTCGGCTTTTCCGTGGTGGTGTGGTTCATCGTGGAGGAACAAAAACCGATCAGGCTCCTGGCGATTCGGTCGCAGCCCATCGGGTTCCAACCCGCGGATCAACCGAGTGATAGATCCATGGGCAGGGAATTTCTTGACTACAAGGTCGTCAAGGAGAACCACGTCCCGAACAGGGGCGATTTCGACGCGTCCGTGTCTAAATTCAGGGATCCGAGCGCGCAGTTCGACAGACCGTACATTCCTGAACCGGCGCCCGTACCACCCGAGGCGAAGGCTAGGTCTGATTTACAGGAGCTGAGCGACGAGGTCGAGACGGGTGTGAACACCGCGAGGAGCGACACGAACAATTTCTTGCGGGGCCTCGAGAACGACCCAGCGCTGATCAGAGGTCTCAAGAATATCGAACGTGGGTTGGAATCAGTTAAAAATAATTTACGGTAATGATAGGTATGCTCAGCATCGCTGACGTGTCGAAGATCGACGACAGAAGGAAACAAATCAGGAAAGAGATTTATACCAAAATATACGATCAGTTCGTCTCCAAGATCAAGCAGACTGGGGAGCTGGGTTGTAAACAGATCTTTCTGTCCGTGCCCAGCTTCGTCGTGGGGTACCCGACGTTCGACCGCAACCAGGCTGCGAAGTACATCGCGCGACAGTTTTTGCGCGGGGGGTTCAGTGTCCAGATGATCACCCCGGTCGAGTTGTACGTGACGTGGTACGCCCCGAGGAAGAAAAGGGAACGCCGAGAAGAGGAAGAGGAGGTGGAGTTTCCGACGTTGATGAATCTGAAGAAGATGGCGAATAAGTACAGGGGAAACGCGTAAGGTTGGAGGTTTAATTATATGATCCAAGTATATAATGACTGACAACCTCAGTATCCTCACCGATGCGAAGCGCGAGTACATGTGCCAACTCTGCCTCGTGATGTGCCCCGCCATGATCGAGACGTTCCAGGAACTCTACAACGAATCCATCAAGAACTCTAAGGGAAAGCAGGTTCTCATCATGTTCCAGAAGCTCCTGAAGGAGGTCCCGAACTGGTCCAACGCCATGAGCAAGCGACACGCCGATAACATCACCGACCGCTGTTCTTGGTTTGGCGACCTCCTCGCGGCGGTCTTTGTGGCGTGCACCAAGATCCTCTCTGCGGTTCGCCTCAGGGCGGATAACAAGAAGATCTCGCTCAAGTTGCCAACCGAAGAGGTGTTCATCCAGACCTGCTACAACAACGCCGCGCGCGATCTCTATAAGGATCCGTACATCTTCAACGAAGAGATGTCCGAGTACGTTCGCGACGATACCCTCACAGCTCGTTTCAGCGTCGTCATCGAGACCACGGTCAAGGAGCTCATCCCGGTGCAGCAGATTCTCCAGACATACATGTCCCAGGAGACGCGCGATATTTCTCTCGATGGAGAGGTGGAAGACAGTGAAGATCCTGAGATAATGGACATGGGAGACGGAGAATTACCAGAGGAAAACGAGGCTGTCGAAGAGGAGAAGCCGGAGGGCGAGGCCGATGCCGAGGGTGAGGCTGCCGCCGAGGGTGATGCTGCACAGGAGGACCCGTGCCTTCCGGAGCCCCAGCTGACCGGACTCGAAAACGAGTTCAAGACAGTTCCCGGTGTGAGGGCCCCCGCACTCGATGACCCGCGACCGGAAGAATACCAACCCCAGCCGCCAGCCGCAGCGCCGCCCCCCGCACAGGACGACGGGGTCTTATTCGGCGACGCCCCAGACAGGCCGAAAAAATATCCCCGGTATAATTAAATATGGAAGGTGATCTCTCCAATTATTTACGGGACCCGGTCTCCGCCGCCCTGATCGCAGCCGGTATCACGGCTGGATACATACACATGAAGGCGTACCTCAATAACGAGGGTAAGCTTGAGATGAACAAGTACACCAAGCCAGCGACGCTGAACGCCATCCTCGTGTTCTTTATAGTGTCAGGAGGAATCGGTAAGCGGGAGTCTATTTCCACTGAACCTTTTTAAAACTTAAAGAGTAGCATTGTATGATAAGAAATGGCGTCCGTCACCGCGTTCAACGACATGATGAGTCAGTTTCTTGTGGAACTTCACAAGACGTTTCCAGAAGAGAAGGGCATTAAGAAGATGCTCACGTCGTTCGACGTTTTGAAGAGTACCAACCCCCGCATGGTCGTCGACGGGTTCATGAGCGGCGTCTCCCCTTACGCCAGTCAGATCTCCGCCAAGGACGATAAGTTTCTCCTCGAGGAGTGTGGCAAGATCGATTTCCTCAAGGATCTAGACCTCGCGACTTACTGGATGAAGATGTCTGCGAACACGCGAGAGGTCACGTGGCAATACCTACAGACTCTGTACATGCTCGGCACCACGATCACGTCGCTTCCCCCAGACCAGATGGCGCAGATCGAGGCGCTCGCACAAGGTGTCGCTTCGAAGTTACAGGATGAAGGCGGTGAGCTCAACGAGGAAGCCCTCATGAAGATGATGGGTAGTATGCTCGGCGGCCTCGGAAAATAACCTGGCTATATACTAAATGAAGGTTTGGTTCGACGACCCACGCCAGCTCGTTGACGAAAAGCAGTTTTTACAGTTTTGGCCGAATAGCAAACAGACCCCAGAGGAGAGAATCAACGCCGCTTCGAGATTTATCGTCTACACCTCCGCGCTCCTGTACGTCATCCGCCGCGACCCCCGAGTATTTGTTCTGGGTCTCACGATACTGGGTGTGATGTACGTCCTTTACAAATCCAAGATGGTGAAGGAGACCTACGCCGCCTCGCCGATGGGAGAGTCCATGTGCCAGAAACCCACAGTCGATAACCCCATGGCGAACGTACTCATGACCGACTACGGCGGTGCACCCAACCGACTCGAGGCGTGTTACTACCCTTCCGTGAAGCCTTACGTGCAGAGGTACAGCAGTGATCGCATCCCTTACGACAGCGGTCGCTCCAGGACCTCGATGCCCCAGTACCTGCGAAACGCGATGGATCGTCAGTTCGTGACCATGCCCGTGTCGAAAATCCCAGGAGGACAAACAGAGTTCGCGGAGTGGTTGTACGGCCCGAAGAACGGTCCGATGTGCAAGAGCAATTCCAAGTTCTGCAGCCCGAACGCCAGGGGCACCCAGCTTGAGGCGTTTTCCGGGCTCGGTATGGAAGGTGACCGAAGATAGATAAATATCTCATGTAATAGTAACAATGGCGTATCAACTCCAACCCGGTCTTTCCATCGTCCAAAACAGCGGTGCTCTACCCCCCGTGAACGCGACGGACGAGGTTTTTGTCTACCCTCAGCCCAGTGGGCTCAACTGCGGCGGGTGCAGGCCCAACACCATGCTCTACGGCACCGCGCCGTACAAGGCTGGTAAGGGCGCCCCCGCTCAGCACATCGACGTGAGCGATCGACTCCGTCCTCAGAGCACGTCCCGCTTCAACAAGCACCTCGTCGAGACGTACGATCGTAACTACTTCCCCCTGAACAACGTGGAGTGTAAGCTGCCCATCCGATCGATGTCGTACGAGCCGGCCAGCACCCGCGCCGATCTCCAGAACGGTCTTTTTCAGCAGAGATACCTCAATAAAAATGTTAACACAAAGTAAGAATGGCCGATCCCATCTCGTTAATGGCAGTGGCCGGCCTCGTATACGCGGGTCGTAACTTGAGCACGAATTCAAAACCACCTGAAGTTACTACCGAACCTGTATTCATGAAGAAACCCGTCGTTGTCGAGGAGGATAACTTCGAACCCCCCGTGGAAATCCGACATAAGCAGGAGATGGCCAATTTCGGTGACATCGCCAACCAAACGCGGTCAAGCGGTCAAGAGATGTCCGACATGCGAAACCGTATGTACGATCACGGCCGGATGAATAACCTGAGCCCGATCGAGAAAGAACTCGTGGGTCCAGGTCTGGGCGTCGGTCCGAATACACCGGCTGCCGGTGGATTTCAGCAGATGCTCCGAGTGAACCCGATCAACGTCGGTGAATATAAGCTCACCACGCTTCCAGGACGAACCGGTCCCGCCGCCGACCAGTCCGGTGGTAGGTCGGCGGTCGTCGGTCAGCTCACGCATAACAAACCGGCGACCACCGCGCATCTTCCCTCGCGCCTTCCCACCGTGCCCGGCCGCGCGCAGGGTATGACCGGCGTCGTCCCTCGCAACGAGCACGAACGGACCAAGCGAACCACGAACCGCGCGCAGACAGGGTACAGAAGCGACGGCCTGGAGTTCGCCCCCGCGAAGCGTGTCATCTCCAGCCTCACCTCCGCACAGGATCCCACGCGGTTCAAGAGCGATAACAACGGCGCGCATCTCATGTATAACAACCAGCCGGCGCCGGGTATTTCGAACTTCGTGGGCGGCTACACCAACACAGCCGCCGTGCAGATGAACGGAAAGACCAACGAGCAACTCATGAAGTACGGCTTTAGGCCCGAAGACAAGCGCGGGATGCCGAACCGCATGGGTAACCCCGGTCGCATGAACGTTCGCGAGTCGGCGCTCAAGCAGGGCGGTACCGTGACGGC